TGTCGATTCACTAGTAAGCACTGCTCCTGACCAAGTTGCATTAGAAAAAAGTCTAGGAGAAAATGGCCCCGAAAGATTGAAAAATGTCTATGATTGGGTAGACGGCCGATTAGGAGAAAATGCAATAGAGACATTTTCGCCACTACTACAAACATCCAATGGTGTAACGAACTTAGAACAGGTGATTGCTATGACTAAAGACTTCCAGCAAGGCGGGTCAACTCCTGGCAGCCCTGTACAGGGACCGCCGACCAGAGAGAGCATAGAACAGAAAATGAAAGATCCTAGATATAGTGATCCTTATAAACGTGACCCTGCTTATGTTCGACAGATAGAAGCAGAATGGCAACAGCTTATTCCTGACCCCGAAGAGGCGGTTCGCCAGAATAGATAGTGGTGCAGTGACGTAATCCTCTGCTATAGGAATGATTACGTTTACGGCCCCACATCTTATAGCAGCCCGTTAGGATAACTGTTGTCCGGTGATTTTGGGAATAACCGTCCAATTCCTAGAACCCTAACGAGGATTTGCTCATGTCTACTAGTATCCCTACATGGTTTATTACCATGTTCGATACCGATGTGAAGCACGCTTACCAACGCGGCGGATCAAACCTCCGTGGCTTCACTCGGCAGAAGTCAGGCGTTCAGGGCGATCAGGTTCGGTTTAATAAGTATGGTACAGGTAGTCTCGGTGTGAAAGACCGTCACGGCCTCGTTCCAGTTATGAATGCGGATCACACAGTTGTATCAGTCACATTAACTGACAGGTATGGCGGTGAATATATCAACGACCTGGATGAACTGAAAACCAACCTTGATGAAAGACAGGCTGCGGCAATAGCACTAGCTATGGCTGCTGGACGGCAACATGATGACTTTATTACAGATGCTGCTCTTCTTAGTCTACCATCAGGGCAAACTACTGTTCATGGCAGTGGTGGACTGACCAAAGCAAAGGTCCAAACCACTTTCAAAAACTTCAATGATGGGAATATCCCGAATGATGGACAGCGGGTTTGGCTCATTGCTCCTAATCAATGGAACAACCTGTTAGATATCTCGGAGTTTGCGAACCAAGACTTTATCGGTCCAGATAGCCTACCTTGGGTAACTGGAGTAACCGCTAAGAGATGGCTCGGATTCTTCTTCATGCTCTACACCAATCTACCGACTGGTGGCTCCAACAGCTCTCGTCAGACTATCGCGTGGCACACGCCATCGATGGGTTCTGCCGCTTCTGTTGATATGCGTACCAATTTCGATTGGGTCGCAGAGCGTGGCGAGTATTTCTCACAAATCAGACTTTCGGCCAACGCCATTCGAATCGACGATACTGGCGTGTTCGAAGTAGAATGTACGGAGTAGAATCATGGCTCTTGATACGACAGCTTTGACCTCTGTAGCCCCCGGCTCTGCGCTTGCGGCCGGTAGCTCTCCTGTACGGATCTGGCATTATATTACGAATGACGCTTTAAGTGTCGTTGTCGGATCTAACTATTTTAACAACACTTCAGATCGGTTAGTCGCAGGTGATATTATACTTGTATCTGCTGATTTGGACGGAACCCAAGCGGGGCAGGGTTATATTGTTCAATCTAATGCCTCTCCCGGCACTGCTGGCGGGGCAGTAGTAATCGCTGCCTTCGCATAATTCGTAGTTCCCTTGCTACGGATGATGGAAGCCGGCCCCTTCTTGACACGGGGGCCGGTTTTTATTTATCAAAAAGTAGGAAAAGTGGGGGGTTATACGAGGTATCGGGTGTGGATTTCAGAGGTTTCAGATTACAACCCCCCATTTCTTGATTCTGGCTGGTTTGTTTAGCATTGTCAATAAGAGTCCTGTGACAGTCTCCATGATGAATCCAGATTCCTGAGCCTGTAACGATGACATCTTCTCCAACATATCCAGGTTTGTTACATATGTGACAGATGCTACGCGGCCTTTTGTCGTTCTTTCTCTTCTTGCTCATTCAGCCATCCTACTGCATCCTTAGCTTTGGCTGCTGAAGTTATCAGAACTTGGGGGTTTTGTTTAATGGCTTTTACCCATGAGGCCAGATACTTAACATGGTCCGGTCGTGGGGCCGTATGATCTGATATTCCAAATTGAGCAGATAAGAAAGCGCTGGTAAGCTCCGCCACTAATTCTTCCAGACCGTATTTAGAAGAACCAAATTTACCTGAAAAATCTCGTTTAAGCCGTGTTTCATGGCCTGTGGCATGGCCTAACTCATGGAAGAGTGTCGAGTAGTAATTATAAGTTGCTGTCGAATCCGTCGTTTGAATGAAGGCTTCCCGGTGCGGCAAATGGACTTGATTGATAGACGGGACGAAACAGGCTCGGTCAAATCCATATTTAATGCTGACTCCCGTTTTTTCCGTCCATTGATCGATTGCAGTGATATAATCATCTTCTGTAAGCTCGATTTTTTCCTGTTCTGGTGGACTCCATCCCTCTATCTGTTCTGAGTTAAATACCCGTAAATACTGCAAAAAGGTATACGAATGGTTCTCTATATCTCCATTATCTTTCTTCTCTTCTTTAATCTTCTTTTCGACTCTCAGAATTTTTGTATGGGTACTCCCCTTCTTCACTTTCCCACCGACTCTATTCCATTGCCGGAGGCCAGCCCAGTATGGAGAGGCCCATCCATTTCTCTGTGCCTTGAAATTTAGAATCAAGACGTTTATGCCGTTATACTGATTGTGTGTCAAAGCATTGAGAGGAAAACCACCTGCAATTGTTTTCCATGGTTTTGTCCAATTGCCTGTTTCAACTCCTTCCTCTAATGCGGAGATAATGTTATGCGTAATAGCGTGCAAATCAATCATTTGTAACCCCTTGGTGCGGTGCGACCTTTGCCACTGCCGGAGACTATCCGAACATGCCTATCTCAAAAGAAGAAATTGCATCTGCCGCCCTTACATTAGCCGGGGCAAATCCGATCACGAGTTTCACAGAAGATAACAACGAAGCTCGGGCTGCTGATGCATTATATGAAAATGAAGTGCAGGACATGCTCTCCTGTTATCCTTGGCGGTTTGCGATGCAATCAGCGCCAATGGTTAAAACTGCTACAGCTCCATCCTCCTTACATGAAGCAGCTTACCCTATTCCCTCCGACTGCATACGAACCTATATGGTTCATCGAGGCACGGAAAAGGTTATTGAAAAATTCGATGTGTATGGAACCGAAATACACACGTATTCAGATACAGAATTTATTCTGGATTATATAGCTAGAGTGTCAGAGGCTATCTTCCCCGCTTGGTTCATTAATGCTTTGGAATATAAACTTGCAGCGGTGTTTTCCGCCGCTGTTGCTCATAACGGTGAATTAGCCGGATATTGGGAACAAAAGTATGCGACTCAATTGATGAAAGCGAAGCATATAGATTCTACTCAGGATCAGCCGAACAAGATTCGTGCCACAAGATTTACCAGTGCGAAGAAGGAATTTTAATGGCTTTCCGTAAAGTAGATATAATTCAATCTAATTTTGCTGCGGGAGAAATAGATCCAGAAATGCGCCATCGTTCTGATGTTGGAGCATATGGAGCAGGGGTAGAAAGCCTTATCAATTTTATGCCAAGGTTGCATGGAGGATTAAGAACCAAACCGGGGACTATATTTAAAGCAGAACTCCCTGGAGACGCGGTGCTTTTCCCCTTTATCTTTTCTGAGACACAGGCTTATATCATGGCCTTTAGCAATCTCAGGCTTGATGTTTATTTTAATAATGGCAATGTAGCCGAAGCCAATATTACAACTCCATTTACCACTGCACAGATCCCTAACTTGCGAATTGCACAGGCAGCTGATGTTGCTCTGATTTGTCACAATGAGGTCACAATTAAGCGGCTTACGAGAGTAGGCGCCTCGGATTTCACCTTATCTGACTACGCCTTTGACTTTGATGATGATGGGGATATCAAGAAGTGTCCGTTTTATAATTTAAATGCAGGAGTGAAAATCAATCCAGGTGGTACTAGCGGAAGCATTACTATCACCTCTGATGCAGATGTATGGGTTTCCGGTCATGTGGGTTCGGTCATTCGACATAAAGGCAAGCAAGCTCTTATTAGTGCATTTGCTAATGCGAGATCAATAACTGCAACGGTAAAAGAAAGTTTTACAGATTCTGATGAAACACAGGATTGGGATGAAGAAGTTTTTACGACAGTTAATGGATTCCCAAGAGCAGTATGTTTCCACGATCAGAGATTAGTTTTTGCAGGAACAACCAAAAAAAAGTCAGGCATCTGGTTATCGCAGGTTGGAAAGTTTTTCGATTTTGATGTAGGTGAAGGGAATGATGCTGAAGCAATATGGTCAGGGATAGATGATGATCGTGTGCAGGAAGTCAGGCATGTAATCAGCCATGGTCACTTACAAATATTTTGCGATGATACAGAAGCATTTGTTCCAGAAAGTGCGACTGCTCCTATTACGCCTGGGAATTTTTCGATTAGAAGTCAGACTCGTTATGGAATACTGGAAGAGGTTGCACCGGTCATCCTAGATGAAGGGACAGTATACGCACAACGATATGGATCTGGTATCAGAGAGTATCTATTCACCGATTTAACACAAAGGTATGATTCGAATCTTGTATCAGTCTTGGATGCAAGCATTGTTAATGATCCAAAATCCATTGCGGTGGTTTCCTCCTCCCCTGACAGACCTGAATTATATACATATATTGTTATGGGAGATGGCAGCATCGCTGTTCTCCATTCTCTACGTGCAGAGAAAGTAGTTGCATGGTCCCGATGGAATACTCCTAATGGAAATTACAAATCAGTAGCAAGTGTTCTTGGAAACTTATTTGTTGCAGTTCAAAGAACAATTAATAGCAGCACTAAATATTATCTCGAATTAATGAGCTATGATACTGTACTAGAGTCTGCGAAACAGGTGGCTAAAAGGAATACCGATGCTTGTACCATTACTATTACGGATTTTGCAAATATTGCGGTTGGTACGAAAGTAACTTTAATCAAAGCAGATGGTAATCCAGTAGTATTTACCTCAGAGGCTGCTGGTAGTGGTGCTCCATCAGTCACAAATGGCTGGCGTCCCAATACTAATAACGATACAACAGCAGATAATTTG